AATTGTGGCAAGAAAAAAATAGAAGATTGGGATAAAGCGTCTGAAGCCGATAAAGAATGGTGGAGAGGCTCTAAAAGATATAGAGTACTATTTGGTCTTTTACGAGTAGAGAATGCTGTAAAAGAAGGTAATGGAGAAACTGTATCTTTTGATAACTTCCCAGTAATTTACCAAATAGCAAGTAAAGATACTTTTAAGAATTTTGGTAATGTATTATCAGAATTACATAAAACTAAAAAACTACCTTACTCACACGAATTAAAATTTAATATGGAGTATAAACAAACTCCTGCTGTGAGTTGGTATATAGTTAATCCTACTATTGAGCCTGAATCTTTAGAACTAACTGAAGATGACATAAATACTAATAAAGTATTTAATGAGTTTATCCTTATCCATAATGATACTGTTAGACAAAAAGCTTCTGAGGCATCTAAAAGATTAGACGATGCTGAGAACATACTTGATAGTGAAGACTTTATAGAGGTAGAAGCCACAGCCTCTTAAAAATTATGGATGATAATTTAGCAATAATATTTGCTTACTTAGAAAAGGCAAGTAAGGATAAGGCTACTATGTCAGATGATATAGTAGAAGAAGCAGGAGAATACTTTAAAAAGTGTTTGAAACGACAGTTTAATCCTGAAGATAGGGTGTTTAAACTTAGACCTTCCAATCTTGGAAAACCTTTATGTCAGTTACAAATGGAGGCACAAGGGGCTGAAAGACAGCCTTTTGATTCTACATTTAAAATGCGTATGATACTAGGGGATGCTGTAGAGGCTATATTTAAAGCTATTTTAAAAGCATCAGGGGTAGAGTATCAAGATAGTGAACAAGTTAAAATAAAAATTGGGGAGCATGAGTTATCAGGCGAAACCGATTTAAGTATAGAAAATAAAGTAGATGATATTAAATCCTGTTCAGCTTGGGCTTATAGGCACAAGTTTTCATCAATAGATAACATGAAAGAGCACGATACTTTTGGGTATATACCCCAATTAGTAATGTATTCAGAAGGTGCTAATAAAGAAGTTGGTGGTTGGTGGGCTATAAATAAAGCTACAGGAGAAATAACTTATCTTGATCTTGAGATTACAGATGAAGATAAACAAGAACTTTTAAAAGAGGTTGAAGATAAAATAGAAACTATTAAATCTAACAAGCCTTTTAAAAGATGCTTCGATGAGGTTGAGGAAACTTTCAGAGGTAAGAAGACAGGTAATAAACACCTACACAAGATATGCTCTATGTGTGAGTATAAGAAACCTTGTTGGGGAGACCTTAAATATAGACCTCAGCCTGCGTCTAAAGCTCAAAACCCTCCTTGGCTTTACTATACAAGTTTAAACGAAGAGGCAGTAGCTTGACGAAGAAACTTATCGAAGTGGAAGAAGGGGATTTTTATATCCTTGTTCGACCAAAAGCAGACGATGAAGACGGAGACTGGTCACATGAAACTACTATTACCTGTAATAAGTCTGCTAAAATTCCTAACGATGTCTATGACCACTATTTTAACCTTGCTAGGGCTATGGTTGGTCTTAGTTATATTGCTAATGATGGACTTATTGACATACATAACTTATATTTTGATAGGGCGTTGGAGGGAAAAATAACAGGAAAAGAGGGAGAAATGCTATGGAACATATTGAACATAGATTTTGAACTGGAAGAGCCTGTTGTGGAAAGAAGAGACAATGTAATAGAAGTAGATTTTACCAAAAAAGATTCATAAAGTTTTTTAAATCTTTTTGGGGTATAATTATATTACATGTCTTTTTTAATTTTTTAATTATATGTAGCGATGAAGATAATACCTTGATTGCTTTCAGAAAAGGACAGCTTAATGAAGAAGCCTACACAATTACAGTTTGATGCTGTGCATTTTCCACAACATTATAATGAAGGGGGTATAGAGGCTATTGACGCAATCAAAGCCTCTATGTCTCTGAATGAATTTAAAGGATACCTAAAAGGGAATGTTTTAAAATATGTTTGGCGATATGCGTATAAGAAAAAACCATTAGAAGATTTGAATAAAGCCAAATGGTATTTAGAAAAACTTATTAGTTTACATGAAGACGATACAAGCTAAAGTTACGATTGAACTTGAGATAGATATAGAGGCGTATAATGTGCCTTTAGATCATGACGTCTCTTACGAATTATCCGATATTTTACACAACACATTTTATGAAGTAGAAGGAATAGAAATAACAAATGTCAAGACCATTCAAAAAGGGCAAACGAAGTGATTACCCTCCTCTCAAAATACAATTTGAGGAAGGGCAAAGAGCTTTTTACAATGGCAAATTAAGAAACCCTTATCCTGTTTTTCAGATGAGACATAAAGAATGGGAAAGAGGGTTTAATTTTGCCTATTTCAGAAATAAATACAAACGAAGGAGAAGATATGCAAAGTAATGCAATAGAACTACCCACGGACTATCAAAGTTTTATACATGTTTCAAGGTATGCAAGGTGGATAGAAAAAGAAAACAGAAGAGAAACATGGACAGAGACAGTCAATAGGTATTTTGATTACTTACAAGACAGATTAAAGAAAGAAAATTCTTTTACTTTAACTCCTGCGTTACGCAGTGAACTACAAGATGCTGTTCTTAATTTAGAAATTATGCCTTCAATGAGAGCTCTAATGACAGCAGGAGTGGCACTAGAAAGATGTCATGTTGCAGGATATAATTGTTCTTATTTACCAGTTGATAGCATTCGTTCTTTTGATGAATGTCTATATATACTTATGTGTGGAACTGGTGTAGGATTTTCTGTAGAAAATAAATATGTAAATAAATTACCAATAGTTAATGAGTCTTTTGAAGAAAGCGAAACAACAATAGTTGTAGGAGACAGTAAAGTAGGTTGGGCAAAAGCATATAGAGAACTTATTCATTTACTTTACGCAGGACAAATACCTTCATGGGATTTATCTAAACTGAGACCTGCAGGAGCTAGACTTAAAACATTTGGCGGTAGGTCAAGCGGTCCTGATCCTTTAGATGATTTGTTTCAATTTACTGTTAGCATATTTAAACAGTCAGCAGGAAGACAATTAAAACCTATAGAATGTCATGACATACTATGTAAGATAGGCTCTGTTGTAGTAGTTGGTGGCGTAAGGCGTTCTGCACTTATTAGTTTATCTGATTTAAATGATCAAGAAATGGCGTTGGCTAAATCAGGAGAGTGGTGGAATACTCAAGGACAAAGAGCTTTAGCTAATAACTCTGTTTGTTATACCGAAAAGCCTCCTATAGGAATATTTATAAGAGAATGGTTAAACCTATATAATTCTAAATCAGGAGAAAGAGGCATATACAATAGACAATCTGCAGTATCAAAAGCTTTAGAGAATGGTAGAAGAGATGACGGACATGATTTTGGAACTAATCCTTGTAGTGAAATTATACTAAGACCATATCAGTTTTGTAATTTGACAGAAGTTGTAGTTAAAAGCACAGATACTGAAGATGATTTAGTTAGAAAGGTAAGACTAGCTACAATATTAGGGACTTTTCAATCTACTCTTACCGATTTAAAATATCTTAGAAAGATATGGAGAGATAACACAGAAGAAGAAAGACTACTAGGTGTTTCTCTTACTGGTATTATGGACTCTAAATTATTGAATGATAGTACTGACCTTTCTTTACCTACTCGCTTAAACAGACTTAAAGAAACAGCAATACAGGTTAACAAAGAATTTGCAAAAAATTTGCGAATAAATATATCGACTGCAATAACATGTGTAAAACCTTCAGGCACTGTATCTCAGCTAGTTAATTCAGCTTCTGGTATACATGCTAGGCATTCTGCACATTATATAAGGACTGTAAGAGGAGATAAAAAAGATCCTCTATCTAAATTTATGATTGACAAAGGTGTGCCTGCAGAAGATGATATAACACAGCCTGAAAATACTACAGTGTTTAGTTTTCCTGTAAAATCCCCAGATCATGCTGTAACTAGAAACGATCAAACAGCAGTCGAACAATTAAATTTATGGCTTTTATACCAGAAGAACTGGTGTGAACATAAACCTTCTGTTACAATAACTGTAAAAGAAGATGAATGGCTTGATGTAGGAGCTTGGGTTTATAATAATTTTGATAATGTAGCAGGGATATCTTTTCTACCACATTCAGATCATACTTATAAACAAGCACCTTACCAAGAATGCTCTAAGAAAGAGTATTTAGATTTACTAAAAAAGATGCCTAAAAAACTTGACTGGCAAGAGTTAGTAGATTATGAAGTAGAAGATAGCACAAGAGGTGGACAGGAATTAGCCTG